TGGTAGCACCTGACTGACCACTACCCTGAACAAGAGGTTCACCATAGGGTGGGACAAAGGCAGCATCAAATTTTGTATATCCAAGGATACGTTTGTAACCACCCTCAATAGAAGGTTCAAAGTTAGTTAAACGTCTGGCTGACCCCGGTGCAGTAATACCTTGTTGAAGCGGGGAGATGTTTGTAACAAGTCCACCTTTAACTTCAATAGGGAATGTTTCCCATGCTGTTGGCATATTATCCTACCCGCATATTCATAGAGTCACCTCTGTGGACACGGGTGTCTCTAATATACTCATAGCGATTGATATAGAGAGAACGCATATCCTTAATACCTTCATCAAATTTCTGTAGGTGTAGGGTAGCATCCTGAGTATTACCACGGAAAGTATATGCGTAATACATAGCACCATCTACAATAACAGAACGGAAAGACTCTGGGTAGACAGGAACATCTGTAGAACTATCTAGCTTAGTAGTGTTCTTATAGTATTCATACACCAGTACATAAGCATTATTTGGTACAGGATGAACCCCGTAGTATTGATTAGGCGCTCTAAAGACTCTCTTGGGTAGACTTCTAATAGAGGTATTCGTGGTGTTATATTCATCATCTAGATAGTTCTCTAGATATTCCTCGTAAGCAACGATCTGCAATTTCTGGGTGGTGTTATTAAAAGTATCATTACGTTTGATACGGAAGGAATCAAAGTCGATTGTCTTTGCATCATTAGGATAAGCGTAACGCACTGTACCTGCAGTCAGAGTTTGCTCTTTTACTTCATGGTTGAAGGGCCATTCAAACTGATTCTGCCCAAGGTACTGTAGTGCAGAGTTAACAGAGTCTTTAGCCGAAGAGTAGAAACCAGTAGCTGCAGCAAAGTTAGCAGAGGTCAACTCAACTTCATTGAGCCTACGATTCACATCATTCACAAGGCCAAGAAAATTGTAAGCTGACACGTTGTCTATCCTTAAAAGTTAAAAGAGTACCCCCGTGAAGAGGTACTCTCTGTTATCTTAGGCTAATTAAGCCAGAACGTCACGATCAACTTCTGCAGCTGTTTTACGTGCATCAACGTCCATCAGGATAGCGAAGACACGAACCACACCCGAAGTTGGGGCAGTCGTAGCAGTAGCAATCAGCAGGTCAATCGTATCAGCCGTACCAATCACAAGAGGTTGGAAAGCAGCAGCATTCTGCGCATAAGCACCAGCAGCAGCAGCATCAAGGTCAAAGCCATCAATAAAGATATCAGGCTCAGTCGTGGTGACACCAAGGTCAACAGTCGTATCGTTCGACTCACCGCCAGCAACGGTAACAACTTCCAGACCAGCGTTAAGGATGATGGTGTTAGCAGGTACCGAGATTGCTTCAATCACGTCAGCAGCAGCCAGAGCCGAGCCTTTTGCAGTTGCAGCAGCAGCGAAGTCAATCAGGACTTCTTTGAAGTAGGGCATACGCCCAGCGGTGAAACCATCAACCGTTCCGCCCGCAAGAGTAGTAACAGTAGCCATTTAAATTCCCTTTCCTAGGTTATGGCAGAGTTAAAAGGTACCCCCGAAGGGATACCCACAGTAACTTAGCATTAAGCTAGGTTGTACTTTGCAGTGGTGATTGCTTCTGGACGCAGAATCTTACGACCATACAAGTGCATACCACGGATGATGTCCGCGAACGAGTCTGGGTCACGGTAGGTTTCGGTCTTGTTAATCTGCTCTGCCGTAGCAACAGCCGACTCATGACCAGCAACGATCACACCGTAGTTCGAGTTTTGGTTAGCAGTACCAGTCGTAGCAGCACCCGTACCAACCGAAGGCAGGTTGTTCGAGACGTACACACGGAAGCCATTCCAGTTCGACAGAACCAGACCGTTACGCAGAGCGCCCGAATCACCGTAGTCAGCGTTCAGGAAGCGCGAGTCTTCGTCCATCAGTACTTCCATCAACACTGGGTCGATCACAATCCAACGGCCCACTTTGTCAACATTCTGTTGATCCAGCAAACGGCCCATGCGGTTAATCAGCATGACGGGCGAGACGTGAGTGGTTGGCAGTGCAGTAGCACCGGGCAGACGAGCAGCCACAGGGATCGAATGGTCGCCAGCGGAGCTAGTCGTGATGTTGCCAAAGCTACCCTTGATCAACTTCATCGAAGTCAACAGTTCATCAGAACCAGCGGTCGTAACAGCCTTCGTGCCGTTTACAACGTCATTTACTGTATCTGCATCCAAATGGAGAGCCGACTGCTTGTAACCCGACAGGTAGCCCAGAACTTCTTGGTCATGCTGGTCAGCCAAGCGGTAAGCCGCACGGTTGGTAGCCAAGTCCATGAAGTTGACGTGCGAGTGAGCTTCTTCGATATCGTCGATTTTGAATGCAAAGTAGTTAGCTTTGTCGATTACCAGCGAGAAGTCAGCGTCCTGCAGGTCTTGTGCTTGCACTTGAGTGCCACGAGCATAAGCCGAAACAGAGATTTCAGGTTCTTTGATAATACGAACAGTATCACCTTGAGCCGAGATTTCACCGAAGTAATCCGAATTAGTGATGTCGCTAACAACGGTTGCCTTACGGAAAGCAAGTTGTACTTTTTTGGAATAGATAACTGACGAGAAGTTACCATTAGGCAAATTGCCGTGACCCGAAGCAGATTGGAAAGCCATGAGAAATACTCCTATGATATTTGGCTTTGATAAGAAGCTAAACAGAGCGATAAGAGGCTGAGTCTTTCCTAGGGTGCATCTTCTCTTTAGGTTGATCGACCTTCGAGGGACGGGCCTGTACTTTTCAGGTGAGTCTTACTTATAGTTTAGACTTGAAGTAGGCAAGTAGCATTGGGTAGTCTTGATCAGAGTCCTACGCTACTTGCCATAGTTATACGAAGTTTACCTTATTTGTCAAGAGTTATCTTGCACCACCACTCATATCATAAACAAAAGTACCATTCTGCATTGCAGCCTGAATACGCTTCTCCATTTTCTCAAAGGTCTTCATATCCATCTTGTTGACATCAGACTCACGGATAGTCTCTTTGCCACCATCAAGATCAACACTAGTCTTACCCTTAGCTACAACAGATGATGCAGCTTCTTTGGCACTAGCTTTTCTAGCCGCAGGATTCATACCCTTGTCAACTTTGTAGAGATCAATCACACGGATTACAGCACGAGCATCTTCTTCATTCTCATAAAGAACATCCTGTACCCACTTAGGTTGCTCATCAGCCCACTCATGGAAAGCATCTGACTTACGTAGATCATCAAAATCAGCATGACTTTCACGAATTGTATTCAGGGCTTTGTTACGTGTAGTTTCAGTATTGAGCTTTTCATACTCATCAAACTGACGCTCATACTTGGAGAGTTTTTCTGCAGCTTTCTTCTCTGCGATAGTCTCTACAATAGATGCCACATCAGGGTACTTACGTGCCCATGCTGCAATATCCTCATCCGACTTGGGTGGAAGGATTGTGTTATGATTGGGTTGAGCCTTGGCAGCTTCAAGTTTAGCTTCCCATTCCTTTTCCTTCTCAGACATATGACGGCGAAGATCACCATAACGCTTCTTAAAGGTACGCTCTTCTGGGTCTGTAGGTTCTGCTTCTGCGGCAGGTTTAGTTTCTACAGGATTCGTATCCTCTTCAGGTTCCTTACCCTGCATGAGGTCATTAAGTTCCTGTTCTGCATCAGCAATACGCTGACGATTCTTACGGTTGGAACCATTGTGATCTACGAGTACTTTAGTGATAGCCATTTATTATCCTTTATAGTGGGGTCAGCCTAAGCTGAGTTGCCTTATTGTTTTCCTGCCAGACCTTTTGTCTTAGCACGGGGTTTCTTTGGTTTAGCCACAAGTCCACCTTCTGCAAATCTTTCAGAGCCGGGTCTTGGTGTTTGGGTATAGCTTGCGTTACCTGAGCCATACGTCGAGCTACTGTATGTGTTGCTTCCACCTTGAGAAGAAGTCGGGGTTGGAGTGGGTGCAGGGGTAGGTCTAGGAGTAGGGCCACCCGCTGGGCCAGAAGTAGAAGTCCCTCCAGTCCTAGGTGAGGTATAGTTTGTGCCACCCTGACGATCACGGTTATTTTCTGGTGTATTATCTGTACCAAGCCTATCTCTACCAGCACCACCATCAAGAGAGTTGTTACTACCCGCTGGGCCAGTAAGAGGTCTTGGTAAATTATCCCCAGAAGTACCCTCAGAAAGTGGTGGTGCTTGAGGTGCAGGAGTAGTAGTTGCAGGAGGAGCAGAAGAAGCAACTGCGGCCATCCTGTCCTTAATACCATTATAGTATCCATTGCCTGTAGCTGCAACTCCACCCATTACTAATGTTCTTTCTAAAAAGGAGATTCCACTAACATACTTTTTAACTTCTTCAGCTAATGCTTTGTACTCAGGCGAATTTAATTTACCTTCAGCTTCCATAAGTTTTAGAGAAGCATTAGCATTTGCAATATTTTGGATGTCTTTATCTCTTCCAGTGACGATACCTAAAAGACCACTGGATAACCCACCCTCATAATCCTCAGACTTTTTAAGTGCATCCATACCAAACTGATAAGGATTACTAGTAATAGCATCGTAGTTTTGATCTACCCAAGCATCATATTTAGCTGGATCAGATTGGTTATCGTCATCATTATAGGGTGAACGCTTCCTTGGTTTTGACTCTGGGGTTGCAGGCTTAGTAGCATTATAGGTATCTTGCAAAGCCTGTGTCCAAGGAACAAAACCATCAGGGATTCCACCCAATGGTTGACCACCCAAAAAATTGATAGTTTGTTTTTTGCCTGTAGTTGGGTTAAAGTATAGTTGAGATGTCATAGCATTGCTATCCATCGTGAAATCGCCACGATTAAACACCGTACCACCCTCAGCCATACCAGACATAGCCTGTGCCAGCATCTGTTCTTCTTCTGGGGTAAGCTCTTCGTCTTGTCCCTGCATAGGTACACCACGAGGGTCTACAGGCACACCGCCAATACGACCAGCAGACTCCATTTCCATCATGCCCTGCTTGGCTTGACTGCGTAGGTCTTCAAAGAAGCGCACACCATAGTAGCGCAAGACATCTGCGGGAACTACATATTCACCACCAGAAAGTTTTGCATCTACATCATCACGAACTTCAGAAGCCAAAGCTCCGGGAGGGATGTTGTTGCCAGTCACGGGTTCTCTCGACATACCATCATCGGCCATGCCACCCTCTTGCATTAGTCTATTCATCTGTTCTTCCTCTACCATGCCACCTTCGGCGTATCTGGGTTTAGTGAAATCTACTCTAGTTTTAGCTTCGCCAATATCAATAAGTGTTCCGGGATTATCTACTGGAAAAGTTTCACCATAGGTATTTATAGCATCCCTATAGGCGTGTTCTTTAAAGACTTGATAAAAATCATCTTTATCCCTAAGAGCATAGTTTAATTCTTTTTTATAAAGGGTTTTAAAATTATTGTACTGGTCTATTGTAAACCCTGACTGATTTAAAAATTTTTCAAAGGTAATCTTATCTTTATAGTAGTTACCAAGAAGTTGAGCAGTTTGCATATCTTTTAAAAAAGACTGTGCTATGTTCTCAGGGAGTCCTGTATACTCTTGAGATTTCTTTTTATTAGAAGCTATTGGTGTAGTAGTACGTGTTTCTTTGGAGACTACTGCCCCAGTTTGTTTTGCTAAGTCTGTGGTAGCTTTTTCAAGCCCGATTACATATGTATTATAAAAACTTGATCCGGGATTGATAGCCTCAAAAAAAGCAAGAGAACCCGGTGCAAATCTTTCTGCAGCAAGCTGTTCAATAGAAGGTATAAACACTTTGTCTACGTTAGAGTCTTGAGCATATCCAAGCACACCGTCAAGAAGATTTTCCACGGAGTCTTTAACATCTCCTAGAGGAAGTTTTGTGGTACCTTTGTTTTGTTTTTTATTAACCTCATCTGAAACACCCTCTAACTCGTAGATGATGTTATTGATCCTATGGATATCCACTCCTTCAGAACGTAGTAGGTTTTTAAAATCTTTTCTTACTTCATAGTCTACATGGGGGGTTTTAGCATACGTTTCAAAGATATCCGTAATGGCATTTTTTGACACCTCTGAGAGATCATCGGTTGGCCCAGCTTCAAAATCTTTAGTAAGAATCCTTGAGAGTGCTTCTTTTTTTACTGCATTTGCATCTTTTGCAGGCGTAGCTTTACTTGCGCCTTTTTGCAGGTAGTCACTCTGAAATTCATAAACAACTATTTCTTTGCCGCCAGTTTTTATATTTTCTTCTGTACCTATTCTTGTGTGTGCAACTACATCATCTGGAAAGTGGTATTGTCCAAATTTCTTTTTACTTTCTTCAGAGAGTGTAAAAGTAGGTAGGTCAGAGTTTTTTCTATTTACACGCAACAGAAGTTCTTTATAGTCACGTTTAGTTGGGTCGTACTCTTCATAATCCCGTACTTGAACACCCTCGTGTTTTGGTAGAGCTAGAACCTCGATCTTAGTTTCCCAAGTATTTGGTTCGATAGTAGTAAGCAAATCTTCCTTTGAATAAAACTTATTTTTGTCTATCCCAAGGTCAACAGTATTATACTGAGCAGCTTTTGTAGAGGGTGACTTGTCCAAGAATTTGATAAATTCAGAACCTTTTAGACCATTTTTTGGAAAATTAATTTCGTCAACAACATCCACCACTGGGTTTCTGTAGGAGATATTAAAAGGCTTTTCAAACCTTTTCCTGTCAAACTTTCCGCCATAGATTCTGTTTTTATTTAAAAACTGTTGATACTCCTCAACAGGTTTAGCTATCTCAAAGAGTCCGAGGTAATGTTTTAATGCTTCGTTTTCGTTTGCATAGCCCTTAGACTTAAGACCCTCAGTATCAAAAGTTACACCATAGTCTTTTTTTATTTTTTTAAGAACCTCAGTATTGTAATAATCTTTATCTGCCATTTCTCTAATAGTTGAAACAGGTATATCTCCAAGATTTGAAAATGGTATAATACTGTCCCTTGCAAAAGAAGACTCCATGTCTGCAAACACCGAGCTTGAAGGAGATTTTTCAAAATTCTCATATTTGAGGAGTTGCTCTTCTGGTACAGTGTAGCCCCTAACAGGTTTTTCAAACTTACCCTCAAAGAATCTACCAGTTTGTTTCTTTGGTGTAACTTCCCCTAAAGCTTCTCTAGTCTGATTTGCACCTGAAGGTAGTGGCAGACTACCAGACTCATCTGCTAGAAATTCCTTTGCAGACTGGGCTACTTCTGGTAAGGCGTTAATAGCTACTCTAGCTGCGCCCTTGGCAACTGTACCAACACCCTTAACTGCAGGAATAACTCCTGCGGTAGTCATTACATCACCAGCAACAACTTCTCTTGCTTTAGTTACTTGGAGGGGGGTAGCTTCTTCATAAGTCACCCCATACATACGATTAAGTTTTTCATCTAAGTCTTCTGTAGCAACTCTCTTAATGCTGCCAGCAGTATCTTCAATGATCCCCTTAACACCCTCATAAGGGTTTCTTGCAAAATCTACAGCACCCTCATATGCACTTGTAGCCATGCCCTTCACTGTACCATATGGGTCTTCTACAAGAGCTTTCTTTATAGTTTCACCAGTAGACTCATATTCGTTATCAAGGCCAAAGATGTTATCAAACAGAAGGTCTGTGTAAGACAAACCTTTTTGCTCTGGTGTTGCTGCCCTTGCTTGTGTATAAGCATCCCTACGATTTGGAGCAGAGAAAGCGTTTAGTGTTTGTTCATCTTCGTTCATTCTACATTCACCTTGTCACGAAGTTTTTGTAGTTTGCGTAGTGCAAGTAGCTCACCCTGAGCGCGATAGATTTCAATAGGGTCTTTCACTTGTTCCAAAGTTTTATAGCACAGTTGGATCATGGTGTCAAGTTCCTTAAGAAACTCTGGCCACAACTTAGGATCATTGACGAGTAGCTTTAGGCTCATTGCGTAGCTCCGCCAGTGTTAGCACTAAAGCCTTGCTCTCCGGGAGTAGGTACAGAGCCAGTACCGATGTTACCACCACCAGAGCCAGTGGTATCCTGAGCCTGCACTCCTGCGGGAGCTTGCTGCCCCTGTGGCCCTTGTGGAGCCTGAGGTTGTTGTGGTTGTGAAGCTTGGAAGGTCTTGAGGATTTCAGCTTGGATAGCTGCACGTTGCATAGAGTTAGCAACCTTGTCTGGGTCAAGCTCCATCGACTTGGCAATCTCACGAACGATATAATCTAGTCGAGCAAAGGGTGCCAAGATTGGGTTCTGCACCACACCAAGGAACTGCATTAGGCGCTGCGAACGTACTTCATTAGCCATCAAGGACTCTGTACCAGCAGCTTTAACTTCTAGATCACCCTTAATCTCAGGGTCAAAGTCAAACTGCATATTAAAGCTAAACAGTGCCTTACCTAGTGGGGCCAGTAGGTAGTCATCAATGTTCTTCACAACGGTACGGATAGAACCATTGGCTGCTGACATAAGCATAGAGATGCCAGATGCAGTACGACCCACACCAGAAATACCTGTCTGACCATGTGCAAACGAGGGGAAACCAGTAGACTCATCCGCCAAGACACGAGCCTTGTCAAACATCTGCATATTCTCGTTGGACACGTTAGGGAACTTTGTACCAAAGATAGCTTGTCCGGGAGCGCCACCCTGACGGCGGAATACCTTTCCGGGATAAACTGTAAGGTCTTGTCCGGGAACTAGGTTGGTTTCATCTACTTCAATCAGTAGGTTGCCACTCAATGCAGCATTGTCTACAGCCATACGCATAAAGCCATTCATCAGGGTCTGCGTATCGTCCATGTTTTCAGCAACACCAATACCCCACATGGAGTAAGGATTGATTTCATAGGGAACTACATAGAAAGGGATAATGCTTGGAGTAAATGGGTTAAGTACCAAACGTAGGACACGACCGTTGCACAGCCAGATGTTTACTGCAATGTTATCCTTATTCTTCAACTCCTTAGGGATATCAACCTTGTGGTCTTCAAGAGTTTTTCTCTCGACGTTACCCCAGAACTCTAAGACTTCAAAGCGTTCTGTAGCGACCTGTTGAGTATCATCTTCCATAGCTTGTTCCCACCACTCTTTAGTGTAGCTAGGGCCAAACTTTAGTGCAGTTTCAATTTCATTCTTACGGAAGTAGGGACGTTTAGCCAGCTTACGTAGCTCACTATGGGACATCTTGTGACGTTCGATAACGTATTCAGCTTCTTCCATGCTATGTGCATCTGGGTCAGGATAGAAGTTCCAGACGGATACATTAGATACCATTGGTACAGTCTTGATTGTTGGGTTATAAGTACCCTCATCATCCCACTTTGGATACTCTTTATCCACAGCGAATGGGCCTTTCATAATGCCTGTACCAAACAAGGCACACTCTAGTGCAGCGGCACGTAGGTGCTTATTGGCAGAAGACTCTTCCAACTGATCATGGATTTTCTTTTCCATCTTCTTAGCTGCAATCATAGCAGGCTCAAAAGTGATCTGTGTGGGGGTCATACCGGGGCCACTACGAATATCTTGTACTGGGCCGAGTTCATTCTTCATAGAACCAAGACGTTCCATGTAGGTCTGCATTGTCTCTCCGGGAAGCAATGGCTCAATACCAGCAGCTTTCTCAGCTTTCTTAACTTCATCATTAGTTTCAATGTGGAAAGATTCTACTACACCCTCAGGCAGTGTCGTAGGGTCAATGACGATGGGAAACTTGCCATTACCAAATAGAACTTCAGACATTTGACCATAAGCAGCAAGTACTTTGGTCTTAGTCACCTTAACAAACACACGAGATTTTTCTGTTGAGGTAAACCTAACATCCTCACCATAGATGCCACGGTAATTCTTGTAAGCAGTAATCCAACGAGTCTCTTCTGTTTTACGTGAAGTCTCAGCCTTACTGAATCGTTCCTCAACATAGGCTACGATACCACCAGCAGGCTCATCGTTAGGCGTCTCCCCAGAGGTATCCTTCACAGCAAGCATCTTAATGCTATCAGTTGAGAGGTTGTCTTCTTCCATTTTTATTTCCCGTCTAGGTCTAATATCCAAATTTTGAATCAGCAATCTGTGCATCGTAGTTGCTGTAGTTTGTATTCGTATCGAACATACCCGTACTTGGGCGAGTCATCACACCGTACCGTAGAGCGTCGTAGAGGTGGTCTTCAGAGTGTGTGTCAACGTCCTCAGGGTTTGTCTTGCTGAGAGGTATAGAGGGTAACTGAGAGATCAGGTTTCGGCACGTATGGAAGATAACCATACGGGGTTCACCCGTGTACTCATCTAT